AAGTGTGAGCCGCCGTACTATGAGCCATCCGACAAAGCCAAGAGGTTGGTAGAACCGCCACAAACAATGCCAGCGCCTGCCGTCGTCTTCAATAAAAATTAAACCTTCGGTGTTTTTGTGCGGCGAGGAGATTTATTCTTCTTTTTGGCCACGTCGACTGTTGGCAGAACAGTGGCTTGGCAAGAAGCCTTTGAACATGTACCCCTCGAACAAGAGGACTTTTTACTCAGACCAAGACACGCCATCAATCTACACAATATATTTTTTAAACTCATTAATATCACCTATAAAGTTATTTGCGTTATATTCTATTTATGCTATAATACATATATGAATATGTGTCCTTTGAATCACCGCCGACCTACTATGATATTTGGTCGCATTGATCGCATGGTTGGTATAAATATGTATATCGTTATATGAACTATTTCAGTGTTTTAGACGTGTCGGCTTTATTCTTATCGGGGGTTATATAATGCCCACCTACGATTATACATGCTCGGAATGTGAGCACACTTTCGATGCAATTTTAAAAATATGTGATAGAAATGTGCCCGTCGATGCACCGTGCCCTGAATGCAAAAAAACAGGACACATTACACTAACTCTATGTGCGCCATCGCTAGTTAGCCCACTGAGGATTGATGGATTAATAAAGCCCAGTTCACAGTTTAGGGATAGAATGAGTCAAATAAAACAAGGTCTAAAAAGAACTGGAAAACACCTTAAGGATTATTAATGGGAAAGAGGTCTCGTAAAAAACCACACCAGGACGAAGAAATACTAGTGGAAGACGCTGGCGTTGAGTATCCGCGCCAGAAAAAAATATTAAAATATAATTTTAATTTGTCAGACGTGAGACCACTAACCGACACACAAGAAGACGCGTTTCATGCAAACGGTTCCGATAAACACATGGTATTATATGGTGTAGCCGGAACGGGAAAAACCTTTCTGGCCTCATATTTTGCTCTATCAGATCTCATGGAGAGTCGCGCCAAATCAATAATTATTATCAGGAGCGCAGTAACAACACGCGACCAAGGATTTTTGCCAGGTACCCTACAAGAAAAGATGGCTCTTTACGAGGCCCCCTACCGAGAAATATTCTCGGAGCTTTCCGGCGGACGACAAGATGTGTATGATCTACTTAAAAAAAGAGAATACTTAGAGTTTATGTCAACTTCTTTTATACGAGGCATAACATTTGACGACGCAATTATTATTGTCGATGAGGTACAGAACTGTACCGATCATGAAATAAATTCTATTCTTACTAGGGTTGGTAAGAACACGCGTGTTATATTATGTGGCGATCACCGACAAGACGATTTAAAAATGACAGGTAAGAAAAACCAAGCATCTGGCATAGAAAATTTAATTCGTATTGCCAGGGCCATGCGAAGTTTTTCTGTAGTAGAGTTTGGTGTCAATGATATTGTGCGATCTGGTTTTGTCAAAGAGTACATCATTACTAGGATTAATCTAGGACTAGATTAGTATTAAAATATACATAAATATGTATCATGGGCCTGCGTAGTTTCGACTTGGTGTTAGAACCTATATAACCCACAACACGATGATGATCCTTGGCATCGTAATAAATGGATCAAAATCTAAGTGCAAACTTCGATTCTTTTGACTACGCCTTAGCTGCATAGTCTGTGCTTCTTGGAGTGTGCTAGTTGTACAAGAAGCGCATAAAAACATCTAGCGGTGCTCACAGATAACCGTCCGTTATGTGAGGTTAAACCTATTCTTGGATGGGAAAGCTGATTAATTAGCCCCCTGTGACTGATGTTTGTCTAGTCGGAATGTCAACGGGGTTAAGCGCCTAGAAAGCGAAAAAGACTGGACTATTGTTGTATAAGGAATAGAGAAGACATTAAGAACTCCGAGTGCGACTCTCGGACAGGTCCACCAAACAGAGTTAATACGGGAGATCTATAAATATCATCTGTGGTAAACTTTATTAAAACTATATTATCAATCTTTTTGGTGGTGGCTATACTAACTACCGTCGCGCTTTTTGGTAAGTATGCTTCCAAAAGAAGTACAGGTATTTGTATAAGCACGTGTGGAGACGGCGAATGTCAATGCTCTATTGTGCCTGGCCTTGGTGGATCTTGTTCAGAGACTCTGTTGACCTGTCCTGTAGACTGTTAATTAAATGAAACATTTTAGTTCGTATATTAAAGAATCTATATTGGACCCTGAGAGATCCTCCCTTAGTCCATTGTTATTTACTGGTGTTGGTGAGTCGGCTCTTAAGAAGGAAGTGAGAACCCAGATTCTGTCCCGTATCGCCCTGCTTTCCAAACAAGTCACCGTTATAGACTATATGCTGATTGGAAGTATTCTAACACACAGATATACCGACAAGTCTGATATTGATATTAACATATTGGTTAGCGCATCGGATGATAAGATACATAACATAAGAGATATTTCCGTCAAACTCAGTGGCACACTAGTTCAAGGCACCGAGCATCCTATAGACTTGCATGTGTTGAATAGTAAATCGGATTTTGATAACGCAAACGATTCTGCTGAGGGTGTGTTTGATATTAGCAAAAACAAGTTCACACGAAAGCCAACAGAAAAACCATTTCACATCGACCGGTACATGTCTGCCTTTAGAGGGGCTGTGTCAAAAATTGATCTGTTAAAACAGGATCTGGCAGATGATTTACTAGACTACGAGCAACTAAAGAAACTGCCCAAAGATTCGGTCAGGGAACTAGAATCTGCGCTGGAAAATGAACTATTATCAATTGAGAAAGATGCAATGGGTCTGGTGGACTTATATGATAAGGTAAAGAAAGATCGGGCGGGTGCATTTGCTAAAAAATTAACCAGTGCTGATATAAGAGAATATGGCGAAAAGAACCGTTTACCCGCCAATGTTTTATATAAGTTATTGGAACGACATCAATATATCTCCTTTTTACACAGGGTTAAAGAGATAGTAGGCGAGGATGACTCATTAAGTCCAAAGGAGGCAGATAAGCTATCCAAGTTTATAAATGCCCCAACACCTTAATTTTGATACAAATACGTTGACTATTACATGACATTAATGATATGATACTTATATGAGACATATAAAACTAGTAATACCAGTGTTACTCTCTGTATTGTTACATGCCACGTGCTGCCATGCACAGGGCATATACACAAACCCAACGGAAGACGACAGTTATGGAGAGTCTTATACTGTAAATAATGACTTTCGTGCTGAACAGAGAAAGGTGCGCGTTGTAAGAGAGCAATCCAAGATTATCTATGAAGAGGAGGCCGCTAGGAGAGAGCAGCTCCGCACACGCGATTATGAATCTACGGTAAATCGAAACGAGAATAGAAATTCCTTAGACACCCTGACGGATATAACCCAAACAGTCACACAGGCATTCGGCACAGTGGGATATGTGAGGAGAATATTTGGTAATGCCGACAGGTAATTAGAATGGTAATAAAATTTAATATAAAAACTTTAGAGAAAGCCCTTGCTTCGATAGGATTCACCGACCTTAAAAAAATTACTAGTAATAAAATAGTGGTATACACCGCCAAAAACCGTGTATCCGTATTACAAACCATAGAGAAAAATATTAAAAATTCGGTATACGATAAAACACCTGGCTGGTATTCCTCTATCGGTCGGATACTCGTGGAAAATTTTACGGTTCTTGTAAAACCTATCGGCGGCGGCGGTCTAGCATCACGTGGAATGAAAAACGAAGATGTTCTGGTAAAAGCCATAAACAAATATGCAAAAAAAGGTCCTATTAATGTTGTGTTTGTTGCCAAAAACAAAAAATATAAAATTGTCGGATGTGTCAGTGCTACTAGAGTGGGGGCGGATACGACAGGCAGAAAGAAAGCAGACATCATTCTAATAAACAAGAGGGGCAAAAAATTTCGGCTGTCTGTAAAAAAAGACGGGGCGGAGATGTGGGAGTCAGCCGACTCATATTACAGTAAAAAGGTAGTCGCCATAATTAAAAAGGCGGTCGCAGAGAAAAAAACAAAACTTATAAAACACGGCGGATACTATACAATTGAGCCGAATATAGCAACTCCGGCAAACACCAAAGAAAAAAAAGATGTTGTATTTGGCTCTGATATATTACCAGGTGGCGCAATAATAACAAAAACATTTTTGCCCGGTTCAATCACATCAAATGGCAACTGTGTAACAGTGGAGTGCTCGCACATCATCACAAAAATTAAAGACGTTAGGGGTGACAAGGACGTATTCTTCTTAATAAGAAATGATAAAACTAGGAGGGGTGTTGTCCCCTATCCAGGAATACGTGTGCTCGCTGTATATAGAAAAAGAATATTACGACAATTGCCAGTGATCAAATAACTACACAACGGCGATATAGGACACCCACCTTGGGGCCATATATCAACCGTTTCGCCCTTCCGGGCTCTTCAGGTGCAGAAGCGCCATAACTCATATTTTCCATTATTTGCACCCATTCCGGGTGCCACTAAAAACCCAAAGCCGATGTCACAAGTCTTCCGAAGGTAGTATCTGTTTGTTGCGCTACCAGATTCATGTCGGTCGAAGTATGAGTGATACTTTAGGTGTTACTATATATACAAAATAAGTCTGCGACGGTGCAGTTTTTTACATCTTATGTGCCTTCCCTGTATTTTAGAGCAGAACTGTTATATAATACTATACATCCTTGTGTGGTTAATGTATGATATAATAATGATTACACGGCCATTATTAGCAGGAACACTGGATGATATATCATCCCTGAAATTTCCAGTGCTGGCCACCCCAAAATTGGATGGAATCAGGGTATTAAAACTCGGCGGCAAGGCTGTAACCAGGAAGTTTAAAGACATTCCTAATGTTCATATTCGTAACCTTCTTGAGAAATATCTGCCAGACGGGGTGGACGGCGAGATTATGACAGCAGGAACATTCAATGACATTCAATCTAAGGTGATGTCGTTTGATGGAGAACCAGATTTCACATTCTATGCATTTGATTATGTAAAAGAAAATCTGGAGATATCATATAAAAAGCGGATAGATGATATGTCGGCTGCATTCAAAAACCTGAGCGTTCCATTCGGGGTTGTTTTGTTAATTCCTAAAACAATAAATTCAGAGGCTGAGTTGTTGGAATACGAGACGCAATGTCTCGCTGACGGATTCGAGGGTGTTATGATCAGAGATCCAATGGGGAGATACAAGTGTGGTAGATCGACCACAAAGGAACAGATACTACTAAAGATGAAGAGATTCTTTGACGCAGAGGCGAGGGTCATCGATTTTGACGAAAAAATGCACAATAGCAATATCAAAGAACGTGATGCTATGGGCCTTTCAAAAAGATCGTCCAAGAAAGAAGGACTAGAGCCCGCAAATACCCTGGGTGCGTTGGTGGTAGAAGATATTAAAACCGGTGTAAAATTTGGTATTGGCACAGGATTCGATGATGAACTTCGGAGAGAGATTTGGCTACATCGGGACAAGTATAAAAATAAAATAGTGAAGTATAAATATCAAGCAGTGGGCACAAAAGACGCCCCCAGATTTCCTGTATTTTTGGGCTTCAGACACTTGGATGATATGTAAATGAACAAGATAGATTTTAAAACTATCACTAGAACTTGTTGTGCCTGTCCCTCACAGTGGGAAGGAAAACTGGTTGATGGCGAAAGGATGTTTTATGCCCGCTTCCGGCATGGTCGCTTTTATTTGGAGTTCAGTAATAAAACATGTAGTGATGTATCTGAGCTTTTTGATGATTCTATATGTATGCTAGAATCTACTTCAGATGGTGATGGAGGCTACATGACGGACTGGCATTTTTATAAATTGCTGTTGACAAATAACCTGCTTCATGCTAATATTTTAACTAGAATAAAAATTAAATATTTCGGGTGTGTATTGGATTATCTCGAACACAGGGTGTGGCTAAACTAAACAACACAATATTTTGGAGTAGAGATGAAGTTAAATTTGAGTAGCTTGGTAAGAACAAACGAGGGCTTTCCCACGGAGTGGTCGTGCAACACACTAGAAGGAAAACAAATTAAAATTTCTTATAGATACGGAAGAACAAAAATACTAGTGGAAGGGAAAGTTGTGGACAGTCTTTCAATTGACCAATTTGATATAGGTGGCTACATGGAAGACGACGCTTTACAAAAACTGCTTAAAATTAATGGGTACATATAATGACATTACGAATACATACACAGACATCATTCTCACAAGAGATCGAGCGGGTAGTGCGAGAGACTAGGCTCACCTATTACGAGGCGGTGTGTGATTATATATCAAAGAACGGCATTGAACCCGAAACTGTGCCCAGGTTGCTTAATGTGATGATTAAACAAAAAATAGAGGCAGAGGCAACTGATCTTAATTTAATCAACCGAGGAAAAAAGCCTGCAAAACTTTTTATGTGATATTATGAACGCATACGATGCATATAAGAAATATGTCGCAATCAAACTTCACTTCCAGCAAAAAGACTATGATTATTTTAAGTTTGGGGGAAGCTCCAGAGTTTCCAGAGAAAAGTTTGACACTAGAAACGATAAGTATTTTTTCGAGCGTATTGCTAAAATATACGACGCGAATCAATTTGAACAACTTTTAGTTTCCAATTTTGTTGTTAATAAAAACGTGTGGATAGGGGATATTGTTTCAGAGACTGGTCGCAATCGACTAGTTGTATGGAAAAAAACCAGGCAATCATTAGAATA